TTTCTAGATCTTGTATCTTGCTATCCTTGTAACCTGCTCGGCAGATATACTTAATAGCATTACCTAAGTGGAAGTTGAGTTCTTGTTGTCTAATAAAATCCCAAACATCAACTGATCCACGCTGGTAGTAGTCTGGTCCTTTGGCCATTTTGCGAGTAGATTAGTTACACAGTTTGATAGTACATAGCACTGCTCTTGCAATGCCATGAGTAGAATAATTATATCTTCTTTCTTTGTCTCTGGTTTCTTTAATGCATCATGTATCTGCCTTAACTTCAGATCCTGTTCCATCGTCAATTCTGTAATCGGCGGCGGGGGACCAGAGTTTCGGTTCTTTTTTGCTGAAGTCATAGTCATCTACTGTAAGGATACGTGCCAGTCTAGCATTTAATAATGCCGTCTCTTCATCCAACCCTTTATCTTTAAATGCTTTCAGCACAGTTTTCCAACTGTATCCGTGTTCATCAAATAAAGCAGTTGCTCGTTTAACTCCCAATCCCGGTACTCCACTGTATCCATCAGTGTTGTCTCCAGAGATTGACTGTATTAAATGCCATCTTGGACCATCGACTTCATTGATGAGAGTGATCTCATCCATGTTATATAATTTTCCCGGTATCTGTCTCATGTCCTTATCAGGGGAGCATATAACATTACCCGGATATTTTGTACTATAAATACCCATGCTATCGTCTGCTTCAAGTGTTGGCATGATAATTACTTCATACCTATCCTTTAGTGCGTTGATAACACGCTTATAGCCGCATGGCTTCTTACGATTACGGTGACCTTTGTAGGACTTCTCGATTTCCTTGCGGAAATTCTTAGAGTCAGAGAAGAATAATACAATCTCAGGCACGTCCCAGAGGAAGTGATTCTTGATCTTGTTTATCTCTCGTACAGTAGCGTTTAATGCATCTGTGAACCTGCTAGTAACTACAATTACGTCATCACCGAAATCTATTTCTGTCTCTGCTGCTGCTGTTGCCTTATAGACAATAAAGTCAGCATCAATAAATAGTTTCATAGGTGGTTAATGGACTTCTGCCCAATTCTTTCCTGACTGTGCTTCCGCTGCTATGGGAAGCCTCAGGTTATAATATTCTCCAGCTTGTACAGCAGTTAATTCAAGTAAGAACTTTAAATCATTTACTGATGCTGGTATAGTCTCATACTGTAATTCGTCATGTATGAAACCAAGTTGATGAGAGTGACTATCTAACTGTGCGTCAGCTAGTACCATCCATCTTTTGGCGATGATCGCCGCCGATCCTTGGAGGAGGTAATTGAGAGCGACATGCCCTTTGTCAACGCTGATAGAACGACTGTCGAGTCCACGGACATAACCTCTTTCCGCAGCCCGTTTAACAGCCTGTAGCAAATCGGAAAGACCCGGAATGGCGTTAACAAACGCTTTGCGTATTTCTTTACCCTTTCTTTTTGCTTTATCTTCCCCAAGGCTACCATCGAAGGATGTGCCGATCTTTTGATCTCCCGCTCCATATAAAAATGCGTAGGTAACTGTTTTAACTTGTCTTCGACTAATGCCAATTTTATCAGCATTTTCTTGGTGGATGTCCCCGTTAAGTAGGATATCTGCATACCTACCGCCGTCGTAACGTGCGAGATAATGAGCGAGCATCCTAAGCTCAATGCCCGAAAGATCAGCACCGACCATAACCAAATTTGGTGAAGCTGTGAACAAACGTCTAAATCTTTCATCGCTTGGCACTTGACTTAAGTTGGGATTTCGGTGGCTTGCTCTATGAGTAGCACACCCGACTGAGCAGTGGTGATGTATACGGCTAGATGTCGTAACAAGCTTCTGCCATGCGTTCACGCCTTCTGATATCATCCCAAGCTGCTTGGTCAGTTCCAGTACACGCAAAAAACGTAGGGATATATCCGTCCCAATATCTTTCAATACGGTCTCGTCTATAACCGCCTTCCCTGAGGCAGTCAGCGATGTCGGTGTCCAGTCGCAATGCGTCTGAAGTATCCATGAGATGTGGTCTCTTGATTGTGGGTTGAAGTCTTTTAGTCTAGTAAACGGCACGCCTTTGACATAGCCAGTTCTCTGGTTGTCTCGCTTGGGCGTGAAAACTGTTCCGGCAACGTAAGGGAAATCTGCTCGAAGCTTGGCTTGAGTCGATTCCAATTCATTGCGGAGAGTTGATTCCAATTCTCTAGCTGATTGCTCATCGAAGTACCATCCGTGGTGTTCTTGTTTTGTTAGTATGGTAGCTACCTGATGTTCTAACGTGATCCATTCAGGTAAGGTAGGAAATGCTTCCATAGTCGTCTAGTGACGTTTACATCCTGTATACAATAATCCTCCATATCTTGAGACCAATCACTCCAGTCAGTGACTTTACCAAAGTTCCCTTTGTATTCATTGAGTCTATACCCGTAGGCTTCGAGTGAGTGACGGCCATACAATTGTAGAGGCATGTGTTTCCAATTCTTCTCTTTGTCTATTGACATTAATCGACTATGATATAATCTACTGAGTAGTAGAGTGTCAATAATTACCCCAGTTGGTTTGAAGAATGGATAAAGTTTCCTGATAAGGGGTAAATCATAGCCAATGATATTATGACCAACGATGTAATCAGCTTGTGCCAAGTCCATGACGGCTGTAGTGATAGAGTTTGACATCCCTTTTCCGGGGCATTCATCGTTGAATGATAATGTTTCATCAATCGTACTATCATGATAAGCAATGCAATGGATTCGGGTGGCATCTTGATACAGACCGTTAGCTTCGAGGTCGAATATCAGCATTATTTCTTTGTCCACCGATAAGTCTTATCGACAAACTGTGCTTTTTTAACTGCCTCAATTGTTGGAGGCTTAGGTTTGTTTAAATATTTATACCATGGATGTTCATAACCACCATCAAAAATCCGTGGACGGGTTGAAAATTGGTGTTCCTGTAGTTTCATGTTCAGTAAACCTTGATGTGTTTAAATCAAATCTTATCTTTCCAGCGAAGCCAGTTTCACCAGAATAGCGGTTCTTAACGATTCTAAGAGTCGTAATATCTCGTTCAGTTTCACTCTGTTGGTTTCGTTCGAGGGCAATGACTTGATCTGATAATTGAGCAATGCCCGCAGATCCTCTGAGCTGACTAAGGGACACTTTGCCTCCCTCTTCGTGCGAAGTCCTATCATTTGATGTTCTCCTTAAATGTGATACAAGGAATAATGAAATGCCAGTACGTTCAACAAGTGATCTGAGTCTGGTCATCGTCTGATCCAGCATCCGTCTTTCGTCCCCATCAAGTCCACTTAATAATATGGACAAATGGTCTACGAATATAATACGACACTCCAATCCACTGGCAAGGTATTCGATCCGATTGTAAATAATTGACGGGTCAAAACTACCAAAGCCATCAAACAAGTAGAGATGCCAATTAGCAATGGTATTACGAAAATGCTCTTCGAGTTCTGTTTGGTCATGTTCTCCTATGTGTAGTGATTTACCTACAGCTGTGGACATCAGTCCAAGTGCGGTGCGTCTATTTGATTCCTCAAGTGCCAAGTACCCGACCCGTTCTCCTTTGGAGAGTAGGTTAACAGCAAGTTGACGACAGAACGTGGACTTTCCTTGTCCAGATCCTGAAGTAATAGTTGTAAGCTCTTGATACCTAATGCCGTGCAATTTATCTTGTAAGCATTGGAATGGATAGTCATGGTCAGCTGGTGGTAGTGGTGTTGTTACTAATTTTTGAAGTGACTTACCTTCGACAATACCATCTGGTCTGTACTCTTCAGCATCCCATATAGCCTTCCTTATTGCCTCAGCATCATTAGCTTGTAATGCGTCTGATGCGTCCTTGTACTTATCTAGTCTAGCTATCTTGACTTTACCCGGTGGTAGGACACCTGCTGCCTCTTCAGCAGCCTTACGTCCTGCATCGTCATTGTCAAAGAATAGAACTATTTCGTTGTATCCTTGGAGTAATGGGATTTGCTTTTGTAAGTCTTTCTTTGCAGATGAAGCTCCATGAGGTAGGGATACCATAGGCCACCCTGACATAGCTTCATAACAGCTCGCAGCATCTAGTTCACCTTCAGTAACGACAATCCGTTTACCGCTACTAGGAAATAGATGCTGAGCAAAGAGAGTATCAGTAGACGTGCCTTCATAATGAAATTCCTTCTTCTTATTTTTTATTTTGAATCCAGAAAGTAATCCATCGCTTGTGTTATATGGAAAGCGTAGAGTAGCTCCGTCTCTGTAAATCCTGAAGAATTGGCAAGTTTTCTGAGAGATGTTTCTTTTCTGCAGCCGTTCGGCTGAGCCTTTGTATTGGACATCGGTAGTCATTTGATGAG